TCAATAGTTGACATCATCAACCGCAACGCGATTCCTAAGCTATGCGCATACAATGGGACTGATGAGGCCGACTATCCTAAGCTGTCTCATGGGGATATGGAGACACCGGACCTTGCACAGCTGGGCAGCTTCATTGCTCAAGCTACAGCGGCAGGAGTGCTTGTGCCAGATGAAAGCCTAGAGCAACACGTCAGAGAAATGGCTGGCTTGCCGACGAAGGATTCTGATGCACCGAGTGTTCTAAGCATAGGCGAGGGTGATAGTGACTTCATGCCGTTTGACATCCCCGGACAAGAGGCAGTTGACGTTGATGTAGTTGAAGAGGAACCAGACGAGTCAATCTAGGTTGCGTTGGAGTCATTTCAGGGACTTGAAATATATGACTTGAAATCTTATCGGGTTTCTGTGCATAAACGAATGTGCCCTTCGAAGGTGAACATGCAGCGAGGCAAAAAGATCCTGCCTTGTTTCTTGACGATACATTCAAACGAAGAACCGAGGGCTTGCCGACAGGTGTTGCCTTACTTATGGGCCGACTGAAGTCACGCGATCAACTTGCAGTGCAGAGTATACGCTTCGATGCTTCCACATGGACTCCCGCACAGGCCAAGGCGTGGTTAGAGTCTGAAGATTATTCCATCGCCAACTTTGAGCCAGCCGTATCAAAGTCTTGGTCCGTAGCTGTCCCAATCAGTAAGCTGGCAACAGAGCAGCAACTGGCATTTGGCTGGGCATCTGTGATTGCCGACGAATCAGGAGCGGCTGTCATTGACCACCAAGAAGACCGCATATCAATTCCAGAGCTTGAGAAGGCTGCTTATGAGTACGTACAGAGCAGCCGTCAATCGACAGAGATGCACGATAAACTGGGAGTTGCAGAACTCATTGAGTCGTGCATGATAACGCCCGAAAAAAGGGAAGCAATGGGAATGACTGAGGGGATAACTGGCTGGTGGGTTGGGTTTCGGGTCATTGACTCGGAAGTGTGGGAGAAGGTTAAAGACGGGACATACAGTGAATTCTCCATTGGTGGAACAGCCAAGAGGAAGACGCTATGAACGACTTAAAAGATTTGAAAGTAGACGAGGTTGCTTTTGTCGATAAAGGCGCAGGCAAGGGTGTGACTATCACACTATTCAAACGATTTCAAAAAACAGAAGAGGAAATAAAAAAGATGAAGAATCTTGATGAACTATTGGCAGAGATGTCTGAAGAGGATGCCGCACTAGTTATGCAAGCCATTGAAGAGGCTAAGCATGTAGGCGAGGGTGAAGAGGCCGAAGAGAAGGCAGCTGAAGAGGAAGATGAAACCGAAAAAGCTGAAGACGATGACGAGGAAGAAAAAGAAGAGCAAAAGAAATTGCGCAAGAAATTCAGCGTTATGAAGTCAGAGAATGAGCATCTACAGAAGAGAATCCAGAAAATGGAGATTGCTCAAGAGCGTGAGGCATTCACCAAGCGTGCAGAGTGCTTCCCTAATGTGCCGACATTCAGCACAGAAGACCTGGGTGATTTCTTGATGGAAATCAATAAGAACCTATCGCCTGAACTGGCAGAGAAGACTGAAAAGATGATCAAGTCAGTCAATGAGATTTGCAGTGACTCAGCTATATTGCATGAGTTCGGGAAATCAGGAGCAGGTACAACAGGCAATGGAAGCGCTATGCGTACAGCTGAATCAATGGCTGCCGAACTTATCACAAAAGATTCGTCACTAACAAAGGCGTCTGCACTAAACAAGGTTTGGGAACAAAACACAGACCTTCGAAATCAATACAGAGCAGAGCGAAGGGGTAACAAATAATGGCTTATTCAGAAAATCAAACGAACATAACGCTACCGGCATCAACGGATTTATCCGCAAGTCAGTATTGTTTTGTCTCAATCAATACCGCCGGACAAGTTGAGCTATCAGGTGATGACGGGAATCCTATTGGTATTCTGCAAAACACACCATCTGCACAAGGTCAGGCGGCATCCGTCTTGATTGCGGGCGTCAGCAGAATCAAATCAGGAGTGGCTGACTTTGACGCAGGATATAACGCAGCAAGCGGCGCAAGCGGCAAAGGTAAACGCAGTGATACCGCTTCGTTCCGTCTTGGAATTATCATTGAGACAGCTAGCGCAGATGGCGAGTTAGGTACGATGGTATTTAGCCCTAACGGCAAAGTAGCATAGGAAGAGAGGTAGAAAATAATGAGTAACCCATTAGTTAATCAGGTTCATGTAGATGCTGCTTTAACGCAGATGAGCGTGGCGTACATCCAAAACGCTAACAATTTCGTTGCAAGGAAAATGTTTCCGGTATTGCCGGTGCAGTACCGCAGCGATAAATACTTTGTTTATAGTCAAGCCGACTTCCTACGGGATGAGGCTCAACTTAGAGCAGCGGGAACAGAATCAGCAGGGTCAGAATACGCGCTAACTACGGCAACGTATACTGCTCAACGCTTTGCACTGCATAAGGACATTGCTGACGAAGTACGGCATAATGCAGACCCAGCGATTGACCCAGAACGCGATGCTGTCAACTTCCTAGCTCAAAAAATGCTTATCCATGAAGACCGCAAGTTTGCGCAAGACTTCATGACCACAGGTGTTTGGGACACAGACCGTCAAGGTGGTGGTGTGAACTTTGCTAACTGGACAGTTGCAACCACCGACATCATTGCTCAGGTTGATTCCTGGGGTGATGTCATTCAGAAGGCGACAGGGAATCGTCCTAATAAGCTCTTACTCTCGCGTGATGTTTACGCGGTTGTTAAGAACAATGCGACCATCCTTGATTCTATCAAGTACACGCAAACGGGTGTATTGACCGAACAGCTTCTTGCAAGCCTTCTTGGACTGAATGAGGTCGTCATTGCTGATGGCATCTATAATTCAGCGGCAGCTGGTGCGGCTGGGTCTTATGCGTTTGCTGTTGGCGAGGATGCCGGCGTGAGTCAAAGCGGGCTCTTGGCCTATGTCAATCCTACACCCTCCATATTGCAGCCTACGGCCGGATACACATTTTCGTGGAATCCATATGCTGATGCTGCTGGTGGTGCGTTGATTAAGTCTTTCTATATGGATCAGCTTGCGTCTGATCGTGTAGAGGCTGAAATGTATTGGGACCAAAAAGCCGTCAGCTCAAGCTGTGGTTTGTTCTTTTACGACGCGATATAAAAACAGGATAAGTGCAAGCCTGGTTGCTTGGTCTTCTAGGCTTGCACATCTTTACAACTTCAAGGGGTTTTAGATGTCGTTTGCTTATTCAACCAGCCTGACCACAAACAAAGACAAGGTCCGGTTTAGGATAGGTGATACCGATTCAAATAGACCGCTATTAAGTGACGAAGAAATCAACGCGGTTCTTGCTTCCAAGCCTGCCGTATTGCCCTCAAGCATTGAATGCGTTGAGGCTATCCTTGCAAAGATAGCGAGAGACGTTGACCGCAATGCTGCTGGGATTACCAGCTCTAGGTCACAGGCATACAACCACTACCTTGAGCTTAGAAACAAGCTGGGCCGTGAGATGCTGACTGAAAGTGAGATGTTTGTTGGTGGCCTGTCTAAGGCAGCTAAGCAAGCATTTGAAGATGAGTCAGACTTTATCAAGCCTTCGTTTGACATCGGCCAATTCGATAACCCACAAGCAGGTCCAGAGGATGCCACAGGGGATGATTGCTGATGATAGGGTTTGAGGTTGATGGTGCCAATAAGATGGCAGACTTGCTCTATGAGTTAGGAGCGAATTCAAACAAGGCAGTATCTCTTGCCCTGCTTAGGTGTGCTCAACACGCAGAGGGTGAAATCAAGAGGACAGCACAGAAGACCTTTAAGCCTGGTACGGGTAATCTTATGAGGTCATTCAAAGCCCAGATGCTTCAAGAAACGGGTGATAATCTTTCAGCGGGTGCTATCTCTGATTTGGTTTATGCCGGTATTCAGAATGAAGGCGGAACGATTAGATCTAGCAGAGGCCCAGGCAAGTTCCTCGCAATTCCTCTTGCAAATCGTGACATCCCATTAGGCAAGTGGCCTAGAGATTATCCCAAGGGTGCGCTGCATGTGGGCATTGCGCCGATACCTTATAGGCTTGGCTTGGTGCTCATGGATGCAAATGGCAGGGTAATGTTTAACTTGGCTAGGAAAGTAAAGCTAGAGGCAACTCATTACATCGAAACAGCCCAAGAGGCATCTAGCAAGGAATGGCCGAGAATATTCAACGAGAGGCTTGCAGAGCTAGCAGATACGTCAGCTAAAAAGGCTGATAAGTAATGGCTACGCCAGTTCGAGAGTTGATACTGGACAACATTTACACAGTATTGAACACGATATCGATTGCCAACGGTTACAAGACGGATGTCACCTCGGTCGAGAGGACTCTGGTTCCCTGGGGTGATATTGGTGCAGCACAAATGCCATGGGTAGGATTTGCGCCGATTGGGCAATCTTCCGTTGAATACAAGCCGAATCATTTATTGCAAGTAAGGTTGCCGGTGACTATTGTCGGACACGTGAGTGTAGTTGCGGGTGAACTCAAGACACAAGCGCTTGCTAAGATAGAAGACGATATCATTGCCGTAATCAATGCAGATACCACAAGAGACGGGAACGCAATTAGAACAAACTGGCAAGGGACACAGACCGACGAAGGGAACACAGACAGCAACGACCATCGTGGTGGGTCCGGTACTCTTGTCATGGCTTTTGATATCCTTTATCAAAGATCTGTAAATAGCACTTAGGAGAAATAAAATGGGACTCAACGAAAAACATGCACTAGGAAGGAATCAGCGGTTCATCATTCAGCCGCAGCTATCAACACAGACTTATCCTGCCTTTACGCTTCCAGACAATGCAGCGGCAAGGGCACCAAAGCAGCTGACCGTCATGACTAGCTCAATGAGCTATGAGCAAGAGCGGAAGAATCGAGCAGACACAAGCCAGACTCGTGACTACTTTGAGCGCATTACGGGCAATAAGACGGTTACATGGGGCTGTGAATGCCACTTGCTTATCCCGGATCAAACATCAGGCGCAATCAATCCAGACTGGACCTATAT